ATTGAGGAATTGAAGATCATAAGTAAAAGATTAGAAATGGACTTACATGACAGGAATAACAGACATCCTAGCGAAACTGGATCCAAAAACAAGACAAAGGGTGCAGTCAGCAATGGAAGTGGAAGTAGAAAAACAAAAGACACCAAGCATAGGTCTTAACCTTGCCCTACAAGGTGGATTAGGCTTTGGAAGACAAATATTAGTATGGGGAAATAAATCAGCAGGTAAATCATCATTTTGTTTACAAATGATTGCTGAAGCACAAAAAGAAGGAAAGACTTGTGCTTGGATTGATGCTGAACATTCCTATTCATCAGAATGGGCTGCAAAATTAGGTGTTGATTCTGATAAGCTAATTTATTCTTCTGCAAAAACTGTCAATGATATGGTTGATGTTGCTACACAATTAATGGAGGCAGAGGTTGATATAATTGTGGTAGATTCTATTTCTGCACTGCTTCCAGCAATTTATTTTGAAAAAGATAGTACCGATTTAAAGAAATTAGAAGACACCAAGCAGATTGGTGCAGAGGCAAAGGATATGACACATGCTGTCAAAATGCTCAACTACGCAAACAAAAACACACTACTTGTTCTCATCTCACAACAACGAAATCAATTTGGATCTATGCATGCTAGTCACATCCCCACAGGCGGAATGGCTGTCAAGTTCTTCTCTTCCACTGTCATTAAACTCTGGTCGTCTGAAGCTGAGGCAAATGCTATTAAGGCTGGGATTAAAGTTGGCGACAAGATCATTGAACAAAGAGTTGGACGGCCAGTTAACTGGATTATTGATTACAACAAACTCGGCCCCCCTAATCTTTCAGGACAATATGACTTCTACTTTCAGGGGGAAAATATAGGTGTAGATCAGGTTGGCGAAGTTCTTGATGTTGCAGAACAGCATGGAATTATTGAAAAGGGTGGAGCATGGTACACTATTGGAGAAGAAAGATTTCAAGGACGTGCAAAAGCTGTTCAATACTTAAGAGAAAATCCTGATGTTGTAACTAGCATTAGAGAAAAGATTTATGGCAAAAATTGAAGATTTAATTAGTAAAAAGTCAAAAAAAGAAAAGCCTTCAGTCAATACTATGACTATGGAAGGTTCATTTTCTTGTCAAACATGTAGCGTTGTATCAGACGAGGCAGAGTTTGATAAATCAGCAGGAACAATTATTTGGACATGTGAAAATAATCATATATCGAAAGTGAATTTATCTTAATGTCAGAACGTGGTGAAATTAAAAGAGACGGCGCTAAAGCACAAAAAAATTCTGGTAGAGGAAAATACCAAAAAGGCGATGCAAAGTGGTACTCATTTGTAGTAGATTATAAAGAAGCTAGTTCTTCTTTTACCATGAATAAAGATATTTGGGCAAAAATTTGTACAGACACATTTGCTGTAAATAGAAACATGCACCCATGCCTTAAAATAATTATAGGAACTGAGTCTAAAGTTAGACTAGGAATTGTAGAATGGGCCATGCTTGAAGAATTAATAACATTTTGGGAGGATAACCATCAATGAAAGAAATCATAATGACTACTTTAACTGGAGCTGGGGTTGGTGCTGTTTTTGCATTATTTAAACTTCCAGTGCCAGCACCACCAGTATTTGCAGGCCTAATGGGAATTTTTGGACTATGGCTTGGTTATGGAATGGTAGCAAGATTTTTATGACAATGTTAGCAGTATTTTTACTAGGTATTGGAGTGGGGTTCCTCATCGGATACCCCTTTGGATTATTTATAAACTATTTAGATAAGAAAGAGAAGTCTAAAAATGGCAGATAATACGCTTGAACTTATAAGCACAATTACAGAATTTAATGATCTACATGATTATCTTAATGATGAGCAGCTAGATAAAGCATTAGCAATTGTGGTAAAATTGATTATGAACCCTGATGTTCCTTCAGCAAAGGCTCCAATGCTGATTATTGAGCTTCAGGCTATAAGTGCAAAGTTGGCCATACTTGCTTCTTATTATACGACTGTGGCTAGAGATAAGACTGGTACATTGAATAACAATAAAAAGAATATATATTATTCTTGTAAGGAAGCCATCGACAGACTAGTTGATGCATTAAAGTATTCTGCGAGAAGTTTCTAATGGGAAGAGATTTAGTAACAAATTTAAAGTTTAAAAAAATAACAGGCAGCTTTGATCCAGATACTTTTGCTAAAATTATTGATGATGCATATTTAGTTGGAAGAAATTTAGATAGATGGCAAAAGAAGCACACGTTTTCTCCATCAACAGTTGGCTATGGTCATGGTATGTGTCCAAGATATTGGTTTATTGCTTTCAACGGAGCAGACTTTGAAGATAATTTTGACGCACTTGCAATTGCTAATATGGAAAACGGCAAACAGGCACATGAAAGATTGCAGGCACTTTTATCAACAACAAGTGTTCTTAAAGAGGTAGAAAGAGAAATTCTTTCAAATGATCCACCAATTAGAGGATTTGCAGATTTAATTCTTGAATGGACTGGTCAAGAAGTCATTGGTGAAATTAAAACTGTAAAAGATGAAATATTTTCAGCAAGACAGGCATCTATGTCACCTACAACATCACATTTAATTCAACTTCTCCTTTACATGTGGGTTGAAAAGATAAAAGAGGGATTTGTTATGTATGAAAATAAAAATAACAATGAGCTTTTAATTATGCCAATTGTGATGAATGAAAGATATGAAAAATTAATTGAAAAGGTTATTGCTTGGATGCGAGAGGTTTATGCAAATTATAAGTCTGACATTCTTCCAGAAAGACCATTTACCAAATCAAGCAGCACCTGTAAGTATTGTCCAGTAAGAAAAGAATGTTGGTCTGGAGAAGTAGGAGATATACAAATTGCTGCATTGGATCTTCCAAAATGATTTGTGCTAGAGAAGATTGTGGTATTGAGTTTGTTCAAAAAACACATAATCAAAAATATTGTTCTGACGAATGCTGCCGTGTTGCTACAAACAAAAGGATTATGGAAAAATACTATGAGAAAAAAGCTATTCGTAATGGGGCAAAAAGAATTTGTAAAAGTAAAGGTTGCGGAGAAATCTTGAGCAGATATAACTATTCAAACGTTTGCTATGGCTGTGAGTCTAAAAAACGTTCTAGTGCTAAAAAAGAGTTATTGGACATTATAAATGTCATTGGCCAAACTAAGTAAATCAAATGCTTCTACGGTAATAGGCATAGATGCCTCTACTGGATCTATAGCATTTTGTGTTTTAAAAAATGGAAAGCCATATAAATATGGCAAGCTGATACTCAATGGTCAAGATATATATGAAAGAATAGCTGATGCTAGAAATAAAGTAAGTTCATTTAGTGAAGTTTTAAAAGCTGACTATATTGCTATGGAAGGTGCAATTATGGTTAAATCTGCAGATGCGGTAATTAAATTATCGTACGTTTACGGTGTAGTCCTTGCTGAATTAATGCAGTATAACCCTAAAGTAATAACTGTTGCCCCAATATCTTGGCAGTCATTTATTGGAAATAAAAATTTTACTAAGATGGAAAAAGATAAGTTAAGGTTTGAAAATCCAGGACATGTAGACTCATGGTATAAAAATAGAATGCGTGAGATTAGAAAAGAAAGAACTGTTTCGTGGGTAAAGTCAAAATTTAATATAGATATTGATGATTATGATGTTGCAGATTCAATAGGAATTGCACACTATGCATACGAAAAAATGATAGGTGTGAAATGAAACTTTATCAAAGTAAAGAGTATTTATATAGAAGATATGTGCTTCAAAAGAAAACCATAAAGGAGATAGCAGAAGAATGTCAAGTGAGTCATATGACAATCCAGAGGTACCTGGAGCAATTTGGCCTGATCAAGAATCAACGCAAATGGAGCAAGTAGTAGAACCAAAGTACCCTATAACATTAGCAAATACAGTACATGGATTTAAAATTTATGTAGTTGATGGTGATGAGCATGTAGGTAGAAACATATTTGAAAAAGGTTTTTGGGAACCAGATGTTACACACTGGATGCGTAAAAACATAGAACCAGGATATACATGTTTAGATATTGGTAGCAATATTGGTTATTTTACTGAGCTTATGGCTAGACTTTCTGGACAATACGGTAGAGTCTATGCCTTTGAAGCAAACTCAAATTTAGTAGATGTTTATGAAAAAACTTTAGTTGATTCTGGAAATGAATATGAATCAACAGCGACTATACATCTATTTCCTATAGGACTTTCTGATGAATCAAGAGAGGCATATATTTTTGTGCCAAAAGCCAATATCGGCGGAGCAGGAATTGTATATGACGATAAAGATCCTTTAGATAATTATGAAACAGTTCCAGTTGTATTAGAAGTTATTACAAATGTTTTAGATGAAATTGTTTGTGAAGAAATAGATTTTATTAAAATGGATGTAGAAGGTCATGAAGAAAAAATTTGGCCAACATTAAAAACAATACTTCCAAATGTAAAGTCTATGATTATTGAGCTAGGAAACTATCATTCCAAAGAATTTTTAGAGGAAATTGCTAAAGACTGGAATATGTTCAAGCTAGAAAATTTTGATGAAGTGCCTATATCTGTTCAAGATATTCTAAATGCTCCAGCATTTATAAATGTTGTGCTTAGAAAATCGGTCAATTAAAGTTGACATTTTAGTTGACTAATAGTAAAATTTACCTATAAGATAGGAGATATTGTGTCAGAAATAGAATTAGTAGAACGCTTTGATAAGATGAATAAAGTTGTCGAACAATTACTTATGGGTAATAATCCGACACAAATATCTAAACAATTAGACATTCCAAGAAAAGACGTTTTAGAATTAATTGACGAATGGAAGTCTCTTGTACACAATGATCAAAGTGCAAGAGAACGTGCAAAAGAAGCGGTTGCTGGAGCAGATCAACATTATGCAATGCTAATTAAAGAAGCATGGAAAACAGTTGACGATGCAGATCAAGCTGGTCAACTAAATGTTAAAGCAACAACATTAAAATTAATTGCTGACATTGAGGCTAAAAGAATTCAAATGCTTCAACAACTTGGACTATTGGACAATGCAGAACTTGCAAACCACCTTGCTGAAACAGAAAGAAAGCAAGACATCCTCGTTGGTATATTAAAAGATATTGCATCTGAATATCCTCAAGTTCGTGATGAAATAATGAGAAGACTTTCTAAAATTAGCAACCGTGTAGAAGAAGTTACTGTTGTTCAAGAAGAACCTCTTAGATTAGTTAAAGATACAGATGTTTGATTTCAATGATATTATTGACATGCTGGACGGCGAAGAATTTGATGAGCGTCCAGTTGATCTTGCTAAATTTGTTACAAGTGAAGACTACTTGGGTCTTCCGCCACTATCAGAATATCAATATACATTAATACGTGCATCTTCACAAATATATAGAAAGTCAACATTAGAGAAGCTTTATGGTGACGAAGCTGGTGAAAAACGATGGAAAGAAACTGTTAATGAGGTTATTGCTCAATTAGGAAAAGGATCTGGCAAAGATTACTGTTCAACAATTGCTGTTGCCTATATAGTTTATTTACTATTATGCCTTAAAGACCCAGCAAAATATTTCGGAAAGCCACCTGGAGATTCAATTGATATTATTAATATTGCTATTAACGCACAGCAGGCCAAAAATGTTTTCTTTAAGGGATTAAAAAACAGAATAAATAAATCCCCTTGGTTTGCTGGAAAGTATGTTGAAAAAGCAGACGTAATTGAATTTGATAAAAACATTAGTTGTCACTCAGGACACTCAGAAAGAGAGGCTTTTGAGGGATATAATGCACTAGTCGTAATCCTTGATGAGATTTCTGGATTTAGTATTGATAATACTACTGGACACGAGCAGGCAAAAACTGCTGGAGCAATATATGATATGTATAGAGCATCAGTTGATTCTCGTTTTCCAGATTTTGGTAAAGTTATTTTACTATCATTTCCAAGATATAAGGGTGATTATATCCAGCAAAGATATGAGGCAGTAATTGCAGAAAAAGAAACTGCTATAAAAACTCATAAATTTAAAATGGTAGACGATCTTGCAGATGGAACAGACGGAAATGAATTTTCTGTAGACTGGGAAGAAGACAACATTGTTTCATATAAGATACCTAAAGTATTTGCTCTCAGAAGGCCAACCTGGGACGTAAATCCTACAAGAAGCATCGATGATTTTAAAGTTGCATTTTATACTAATCCAACAGACGCACTTGCAAGATTTGCATGTATGCCACCAGAAGCTGTGGATGCCTTTTTTAAATCAAGAGAAAAGGTAGAGAAAGCATTTGTAAGTAAAAATGGTGTTGATAATCAAACTGGAAGATTTGAAGATTGGTTTCAGCCAATACCAGAAAAAGATTATTATGTTCACGTAGACCTTGCTAAAAAACATGACCATTGTGCAGTTGCATTAAGTCATGTTAAAGAATGGGTAAAAATAAGAACAATTAATGATTATCAACAAATTGCACCTATTGTTGTGGTTGATGCTGTAAGATGGTGGACTCCAACTTCAGATAAGTCAGTAGATTTTACTGAAGTTAAGGATTATATAATTTCACTTCGTGAGCGTGGATTTAATGTTAGGGCAGTTACATTTGACAGATGGAATTCGCATGATATGATGCAACAGATTAAAAACTATAATATACATACAGAAATTTTATCTGTAGCAAAAAGACATTATGAAGATATGGCACTAGGCATTCATGAAGAAAGAATTATTGGGCCAGAAATTAAATTATTAATAGATGAATTATTACAGCTAAGAATTATGCGTGATAAAGTAGACCACCCAAGAAAAGGATCCAAGGACTTGGCGGACGCAGTATGTGGATCTATATATAACTCTATATCTAAGGCAAGAAAAGATGATAGAGAAATAGATATACATACGTGGTCAGAAACTAAAGAAGAAGGCAAAGTATATGAAACAAAAGACGGTGTTCCTAAAGCAATTCCGCAAGACGTATACGAAGCTATATCAGGAATGAGGGTGCTATGAACAAATATCAAAAGAATGCAAGTCAATGTAAATGTGTAGGTAAGCACGTGCCTTTGCCAACTACATTTCATGACTATAATGGTAATACATTATGCCCAACAACATATGCTAATGTATTAGAATATAAAAAGATGTGGGAAGTGCTTGGTTGTGAACCACCAGGAAATATACGTAAGCATTTTAGCGAATATGTTCAAGAAATTGTTAAAGAGAGTCTAGACAGAACTAAAGTTTTATTATAGAATAGAGTAGTAGGGCAACAGTAGCTTAGTTGGTTAGAGCCCCGAACTCATAATTCGGTAGTCGTAGGTTCAAGTCCTACCTGTTGCACAAGGAGGTTAAAATGGCTAATAAAGAACAAAAAGGCAATTCAAATGCAAAGAAGAAGCCTAAGATGACTCTTAAGGAAAAAAGAGAAGCTAAAAGAGATAAGAAAGATAAGAAGTAAGTAGTATAATTAAATTACCAGAGTCCGTGTGAGACACGTCTGGTCCTGGCCATCGTGCTTGTAGGTACCTTGGGGTGGGGAAATAGTTACAGCTGCCTGGCCGAAAGGCCAGGCAGTCTCTATAAGAAAGAAGCAGATGGATAAAGAAGAAGACTTTGATTTTAGCGAAGAAGACTTTGAAAATTTAATGGAATATTATATCGAAGTTGGAGCGGTAGTAGTCAATGGTATTGATGAAAACGGAAACTTTATATACAAAATAACTGACCTTGCCAGAGAAGTTGCACCAGAATTGTGGGCAATGCACCATGAAATGGTAGACGAAGCACTTCTTGAACTATTTGAAAAAGATTTAATAGAAGTAGAATATGATGAAGAATTAAATGCTAATCTGAAAATATCAGATGAGGCAAAAAAGATTATGCAGCAAAAAGGATATGTGGAGTTAGATGATCCAACAAATGATTGATATAAGAGAAAAATATTATCAAGATGTAGATAAGCTATTACCAACAAAAAGAAAAGATAAGACTGGTAAGAAACGAAGATTTATTCAAGAGAATAAAAATAATAGGCCCTGTGCAGATTGCGGAATGTCCTATCCATGGTATATAATGGAATATGATCATGTTCGCGGGACTAAAAGTGGAACATTAACCAAAATGTATCGTACACACACTATGGAAGAAATTATAGAAGAGATTGAAAAGTGTGACATAGTATGTTCTAATTGTCATAAGCATAGAACTTGGGTATCTATGATTGGAAGGGATAGGGTAAGTGGTACAACAAATAGCATTGTCATTTGAGCAAGCTCATGAGTTAGAAAAGTTTGTAGAAGACCATATTAACGCATGCTCCATGTATTTATATGATGAAGAGGATGTAAAAGACTGGCAGCCATATGATGTTTATTGTGGTTGTGATACATGTAATAGTAGAGAATATTTAATGGCTACATTTGATTGGTTAAGATCAAATAATATTATAGATATATTTGTTAAGGCCAAATAGCCCAACGGTAGAGGCAGAGGACTTAAAATTCTCCAAGTGTGGGTTCGAATCCCACTTTGGCTACGCCCTTGTAGCTCAGAGGATAGAGCGAGGCTCTTCTAAGGCCTGCGTCGGAGGTTCGATTCCTTCCAGGGGCGCTTTGACTATCAATTTATAGTAGCGTATAATAAATACATACACGGAGGTTTATATGCCAAAAGGAAGATACACAGTTGGTGCTAGAGGCACACACGGATGCTCTGGATATCCAGTAGTTGGGGATACAGGCAAGGTGCATGGATGTCATAAGACAAGAGCACAGGCTAGAGCAC